TAATTGTTATTGGAGCAATGTATTCTTTAGGAACATTAAATTGGTTTGTATTCTTATCAACTATAATGTCTATCCAATCCTGAAAAAATTTTAATTCTTTCAAATCTCCACTACAGTAAAACCCAAGTATAACATCAGCGAATACCTTTTTATATGCAACAGAACGAAAACCATCATCCTTATCTGTTGTAGCAATAGTGTTGCCTGGAAGTTGTGCTTGAAAACAATTAAGACGATATTCTAACGCTTTACTAGCTTTAACATTTCCAAGGTCTACAGTAAATAAGTTAGGTCTTGCGTATCCTTTATTTATATTTGCTTTGATGCTATCTATGCTTACCGCCATTTTATTCTCCGTTATAAATACTTGTGACTCTATATATTTATACATCTAATATGAATTTTCAGAAGCACGTTGGCAAATATAAAGTACACAATAAGGCAAAATATGTAGCAGATTTGCAGGAAGTTGTGTACAGATCATCTTGGGAGCTCAAGTATATGAAGTATCTTGACAGACACCCATCTGTAATTGAGTGGGCTTCGGAGAATGTCATTATACCATATTATAATCAAATTGAGAAGAAAACTAGGCGATATTTTGTAGATTTCTATGTGAAAATACAGAATCCAGAGGGAGAGATTAAGAAGTATATTATTGAAGTGAAACCTGCTAGTCAATGTCGGCCACCAAAGAAACGAAAGAGAATCTCTATCAAGTATAAGAATGATCTGAAACGATTTATAATAAATCAGAGTAAATTTAAGGCTGCTCGTAAATGGGCCGAAAAGCGTGGTATGGAGTTCATTATTTTAACAGAAAAAGAGTTAGATATTCCAAAGAACCCTTATAAATACAATAAGAATGCCAGAGACAAAAGAAAATCTATTAAAGGATAAACGCATATTAAAAGCTTTGGCTATGATCGCAAAGTTTCCTGGCTTACGAAGTATGTTTAAAGTGATTGGCTCGCTCTTATTGGGTCGAAAATTTAAATCATTGAGTGCATTAGGAAAATCGCCTGAATTCTTGTCCGTTGTTAAAAAGTTTAGTGTGGCAGAAGTTACGATGTATACGCGTATACTTGCACCACTTGGTTTTCCACGACTTGTTGTGAAAGGTGGCAGAGTAATTAAGTTGTCTGTTAAACGTGATCCAGTTGCTACAACACGAACTGTTGTTGGAGCAAGAGGTGGTACAGGAACTGAAATTCGTGTGAGTAAAGTTTTACAACAGCATATAGATTTTTTACAAGAAGAATCGTTTTTTCAGAAAGCACACAAACAGGCAAAACAACAAGGTCTTATTCAAAGAAGTGAAGCTGCTCGAGAGTTCTATCAAGATTATGCTTTAACATATGGACAAAACTATCGTTCATTGAATATGTTGAGAAGTGGTGGTGTGAAGATTAGTAATATGTTATTGGGTCGTATGTATTTTTTTCGCTATTCACCAGATGAACCAGATAGTTCATATGATGAATTTCCATTAGTGTTTATGTTGTATGAAGATCAGAATAATTTTTCTGGTATCAATTTTCATTATATGACACCAAAACAGAGAGCTATTATACTTGGTAGAACATTTCAGTTTTTGAATAATACTAAATATAATAATAAAACAAAACTGTTGGCTAGAAAATTTAGAAATATAATACAAGGAAATAAAGCCTTTAGGTGGGCAAAGGCATCATATAGACAATATAGACCAGATCAGATTAGGTCTAAGATTATTCAAGTTCATCCATTGGATTGGGAGTTAGCTATCATGGTGCCAACAGAAAGATTTAAAACTGAACGGGGTGGTAGAACATCATCTAAGAAGATTTGGTTTGAAACAACTAAAATAGCAAAAACCATTTAAGGGATAAGTACTATGGCAGAAGAAAAAGCTTATGAGCCGAAACAGTTTATTGAGAGTGTTGGAAAATCTCATTTGGTGTATCCATTAGACCAAACTCCTGATAATTTTTATCCAGAGTGTATTAGTTTTACATTTCAAAAACGTATAGGTGTTGGTTTAAACGAAGCAGCTAAAATAGTTGGTTCAGCATTTAGTGACAGATTTGGTTCAAATTATGAGAATTATGCAAACGAGATTGATGCTTATGAAAAAAAGAGAGATGCCATAATAGCCGGTGAGGTAACGAATATGTCAATCGGAGAACACTTGAAGAATTGGAAAGCCAAACATAACGGCCAAGAACCTGATTTGAATAATTTTCAAAGAGCTATGTCTGGTATAAAGGAGACAGGTGAAGAAATTGCCAAGAGAAATAAAGCCAAGAGATTAGAAGCGAAAAAGGAAAGTAAACACATACTTGGTACTGTATATTTGAATATGCCTCAAACAATCCAATTTGATAATGATGCAAATTGGTCTGGTAAATCTTTAGGAGCAATTGGTAATACTGTAAAAAACGCGATGAGTGGTGATACTAGTGGTATGGCATCAGCTAGTAAAGGAGCTGTAACTGGCCAGGCCGGGGCAATTGGTGGTGCTGCTATTGGTGGTACTATAGGTTTTTTAGCAGATAAACTTGGATTACCAGCTGGAACTGGTGTTGGCGCATTAGCTGGTGCTTTTGCAGGAGGTACTGGAATACAAGATGGGTTAGAAGCATCCCTTGGTGTTGCATCTAATCCATATGAAGAAATGATGTTTTCAGGAATTTCATTCAGAACATTTAATTTTGATTTTCTGTTCCGACCTCGAAATGGAGATGAGATTGAAGAAGTTGAAAAGATTATTAGAATGTTTCGTACACACACCAGACCATCATATGTTAACGGTGCGATGGGGCATTCTTTTATGAATAATCCACAAGAATTTCAGATTAGGTTTTTAACAATGGGTCAGAGTGAAAAAGTGTTACCCAACATCACTACCGCGTCCGAGGGAGAGTTTACAGCAAATCCGTATTTACCACAAATCAAAACTTGTGTTTGTGATAAGGTAACAACAAACTATACACCACAAAGTGTTTGGACATCATATAAGGCTGGAGCTCCAATAGCTATTACAATGTCACTTAGTTTTAAAGAAAAAGAATTGGTAATGGCAAAAGATATAGAGGAGAGGGGAGGATACTAATAATGGCATACTTTACTTATTTTCCAAAGATGTCTTATGATTTACGCAGAACATCTACAAATGCTCAAAATGATCTTGTTACAAATATCATGGCTCGTGTTCTTGTTAAATCTAATAGTTGGAAACAATCTGATGACCAAGCAAATGAATTGGTGCAAGCAGCTAATGGTTTTGTAAAATATATTATAAAAGATGGTGATAGACCAGAAACAGTTGCACATCAATTCTATGGTGATTCTACGTTGCATTGGGTTGTATTGTATGCTAATGGTGCTAGTATGCAACAGCCGTGGTATGATTGGCCAATGTCACAATACGACTTGACTAAATTTGTTGCAAAGAAATATGGTAGTGGTAATCTTAATGCAACACATCATTATGAATCTGGTGGGTTGGAAGTAGACGAAGATGCATCTAATGCTACTATTGTAACCAACTTTGGACATGAACAGACATTGAATGATGCTAAACGACCTATTAGAATTATTCAGTCTGAATATGTAAGTTTAGTGGTAGATGAATTTAAAAGACTAATGAAAGCTAGTTAAAAAATTATGTCAAATCAATTAACAGTCGGTGATATTAGCATCGACAAAATGAATATTGAGTGTGCAGCTGGAAAATGGAGTTTGATTCCACATTTTGAGGAGTTAAACATCTATGAAGATTTGTTTGAAAATACAATGACTGCTCATCTTACACTACAAGAAGGAATTAATATTCCGTCTAAATTTCCAATACAAGGAGAAGAAACTGTTGATGTTTCTATACGGTTAACTGGTGTTGATGATACTAAAGAGTCTATTTTGAACCCACCTTTATTTCATGTGTATAATTTATCTGATAGATTTATAAGATCACCAAAATCACAGAGATTTTCTTTAGACTTGGTATCAGAACAATATATGAGTAGTTTGCATACAAAAATTAGCAAGTCATATTCAGATATGACTGCTGATGAAATTGTTGGTGATATATGGTCTAACTATCTTGATGATGATAAAGACTTATTTATGGAAGAAACAAAGAATAGTGAGCAAGTAATCATTCCAAATTGGCATCCTCATCAAGCCATCAACTGGTTAGCTAAACGGTCACAACCAGAAGATAATACAGCAACCAGTTTTCTCTACTATGAAACTATGGATGGTTCTCATTTTAGAAGTTTGAATAACATGGCAGAATCAGAACCTCGAATAACAATCGCCAAACAAGAAATAACTGACGATCCTGATAAGATTGAAGCATTGTCTGTGGGTTTGATAAAAGCAGATCATATAATTCATATGAATCTGTTTGATAAAGTTCAAAATATTAAACAAGGTCAATATTCTTCCAAGTTACTTACACACGATATAGTTAAGAAGAAAATACATCAACATGATTTTAATGGTCATGCTGATTGGATGTGGAATAATCATACAGGTACATATCCACTTATAGCAAATTCACCAACTGAGTTACAAGCTGGTAATACTTACAGAGTTTCATTGGCTCCTCCATTTAATCCAAACTCAGTTGTGACAGAGGGTAGACAATTAAGTGATTATACCGATAGTCATGTAGAGTTTTATCCAAAGCATGATAAGATGTATGCAAAAAATGCTGGACATGAACATGATAACAAAGTTGAAGAATGGAAACTCAGACGATCTTCACATCTACAAGTTTATGATAGTGTACGAATGGATGTTTATTGTGCAGGAGTATCATTCATACGACTTGGAATGACGGTAAAATTAATAGTACCATCAACAGAAGGTACAAGTGATGGTAAACGAGAAAATGCATTTGATAAGCATTTAACAGGAACTTATTTGATTACATCAATCAAACATACTTTTACACAAGGTGAGAGTGGTAACTTTGGTTATAAGATGTTGTTGGAATTGAGTAAAGATGGGTTGGAACAAATGGCATCATATCGTATGCCAAGAAAACAAGGAGCTTCTAAATAATGTACGGAAATTTTGTCTGGTGGCAGGGTGTAGTAGAAGATAGAGGTGACCCATTGAAGTTGGGCAGAGTTCGTGTTCGCATCTTGGGATACCATACTGATAATAAACAAGAGGGGAAAGGAATTCCTACTACTGATTTGCCTTGGGCTACTCCATCACAACCAATCACTAGTGCAAGTATAAATGGAATTGGTACATCACCAACAGGACCTGTTGAGGGGACTTGGGTGTTTGGTTTTTTTCGTGATGGTAAAAATGCACAGGAACCTGTTATCATTGGAACCTTTGGTGGAATACCAGAAGATAAACCAGATACTAAACTTGGTTTCAATGATCCTAATGGTGTATATCCAACACAAGAAGTTAAAGAAGTAGCTCCGTGGCATGCAGCTCTTAATGAACCAGATACAAATCGACTTGCTGTAAACGATACAGAAAAAGAACATCCTGTTATACAAGCAAAGAAAGATGCATTAAAAGCCAATGGTACAGACATACCACTTGCGAATGTAGATACTAAATGGACTGAACCAGAAGTTCCATATGCTACAACATATCCAAAGAATCATGTACGACAATCTGAGTCTGGACATATAGAGGAGTGGGATGATACAACTGATAAAGAACGATTACATACTTATCACAAATCAGGAACATTTGAAGAAATACATCCAGATGGTACAACTGTCCATAAAATCGTTGGTGACAATTACACTATCAAGGCTAAATCAGATAACGTGCATATAATAGGGAACTGTAATATTACCATTGATGCAAATGCAAGTTGGTATGTCAAGGGTGATGTTGAACAACAGATAGATGGTAACTGGAATATAGTCTGTAATGGTACAAAGACTGAATATGTCAAGAAAGCTGTCAAAGAAACATATGATGCAACAAAACAAGAAACTGTAACCAGTACAGTACAAGAAACATATAATTCGACACAGACTACCAATGTGTCATCTACCAGAAAATTAACTGCTGGCCCAGAGATAGATATGGATGCTGGTATCATTAACTTGAACTAATATTATGTCTATTACATTTACAGCAGGATTAACTCCAACATTCCCACCTGATAGTTTTGGGTCTGCAAAAGAACACGTTAAACAGCTAGCTACTGCTCTAACTAATGGCACTGCTTTTTCTAATCCACTAGATGCTGGTATTACAGCATTGGTAGATCGTATAGACGTTATTCAGGCATCATTAGCATCAGAGATATCTGTAAGTCAAGCTCAAAGAAATACTCTGAATGGATATGTAAGTGGGACTTTGCCAACTGGATGGACTGATGCAACAGCAGATAGTCAGAGTGGATACTTAGATGCAAATATGACTGCATTAGCTAATAATGTTGGTTTATATTATACTGAAGTTAGTGGATTGAATACCAAACTCACAACACTCAAAAATTACCTCTCACAAGTAGACGTTGACAACTTCAAGTTACATATGGAGTTGTTGTCTGGTATAGATGACGCTCCTCCATCTGGTGTTATTAAACCAAACTTAAATGGACTGATGGGATTAGCACAATCAATCACAGACATAGAAAATACGTTTGGTATAACATTCACTAACTATCTTACAGGACTGTTTGGAACATTATTCACAGGTGATGTTACAATTGCCGCTGCACAGACACATATGGATACAGACCCACTCTCTGCTGGAACTTATGTTGGTTTGGATGTTTTGACTAACGTAAATAAAGCATATGTTATTAATGCTACTGGTGATGATCGAGTTTGGAATGATGCGATTGCAAGTCCTAAGATCACAACTATTAAGACTCCAGTTACAACTTATACATCACCACAAGATACTCATCTTGCAGCTTTCACATCACACATTACAACAGATATGGCATATTATTATACAGTTGTGGATAAATTAAAACAATATGTTCAAGTATACGGAGTTTCAGGACATATACAAGATCCTTATTAT